GACGCCGAAGAAACACACCCCAAACAGAAAGAAGTCGCCGCCCACCTCGACCTGTCCGACCGCTCCGTCAGGGAGATCGAGGCCCGGCTAAACCTGCCACAGGATTACACGCTCACCGCCTTCCGCATAGCCTACATCCGCCACCTGCGCGAAGTCGCCGCCGGTCGCTCCGGAACAGGCGAACTTGACCTGGCCACCGAGCGCGCTGGGCTTGCGAAAGAACAGAAAGAGCGCGTCGCCCTGCAGAATGCAGTAACCCGCCGAGAACTGGCTCCGGTCGTCCTGCTCGAGCAAGTGCTGGCTAAAGCCGGTAGTAAAGTCGCCGGCATCCTTGACGGCATCCCCGGCATGATCAAGCGCCGAGTCGCCACGCTCACGGCCGCCGATATCGCCATGATCGCCGCCGAAATCGCGCGTGCTCGCAACATCGCCGCCTCCGTACGCCTCGAGGACCTCCAGGAGGACACTCCGGACGGTCTATCAGAACCCCTACCAGACGCCTGCGTTGCCGACGCCCGCGAAACAGACGACGATGGATCTGTCTGAGATCACCCAACTGCAGCAAGCCATCCTCGCCGAACACCTCGGCAAAGGGGTCGCCGCATTCGGCGTCCCAGACCCGCTATCCCTCGAAGAGCACGCCGCCAAGCACTTCTATCTTTCCGCCGAATCCTCCTACGTAGAGCGCACCTGGCAAGCCTGGCCCTATCAGCGCGCCATCATGGCCTGCATCAGCAATGATGATATCGAAGAAATCGACTGGCCCAAGTCCGCCCGCACCGGTAACACCAAGATCATGCTGGCCGCCATCTGCTATTTCGCCCAGCACAAACGTCGCAACCAGGTCATGTTTCAGCCCACGGACGATGACCGCACGGAATTCGTAAAGACCGAACTCGACCCCGCGCTGCGCGACATCGCCGTCATGCAAGCGGTATTCCCGGCCTACCTCAGCCGCCACAAAGACAACACCCTGCAACAAAAAACCTTCCTGGGCTCCATCCTCCACCTACGCGGCGGAAAAGCCGCCAAGAACTTTCGCCGCATCAGCGTCGACGTCGTCTATCTCGACGAGGTCGACGCCTTTGACAGGGACATAGAAGGCGAAGGAGACCCTTTCACCCTCGCCGCCAAGCGCGCTGAAGGCGCCACATTCCCCAAGATCGTCGTCGGCAGCACCCCCAAGACCAAGGGCTTCAGTCTCATCTACGACCGCACCGAGCTCGCCGACGAACGCTTCACATTCGTTGTCCCATGCCCCCGCTGCGATACCGCTTTGCCGATTACCTGGGGAGGAAAAGACGAACCCCACGGATTCAAATGGCAAAAGGATGCCGACGGGGAGCCCATTCCCGAAACCGTCCGCCATCAATGCCCCCACTGCGATGCCCGATTCACACAAGGCGAGTACCTGGCCGTCTGGGAGCGCGGCTACTACCAAAACGAAGACCGCACCATTACCCTAGACCATGCCGGCAACTTTCACGACCGCAGTGGCCGCACTGTCCAAGCCCCGAGACACATCGCTTTCATCGGCGTCTGGACAGCCTACAGCCCCGCGGCCAGTTGGCCCAATATCGTCCGCGACTTCGCCGCCGCCCACAAGAAATCAGAGCAAGGCGACAAGAGCGCCCTCAAGGCGTTCACCAACACCACCCTGGGCCGCGCCTGGGAAGAAGACCTCGAGAAGACAGACGCCAGCGAAATCCAATCCCGCGCCGAGCCCTACAAACTCCGCACGGTCCCCATGGGCTGCCTGCTCCTGCTGGCCGCCGTCGACACCCAGGACAACCGCCTGGAATGCACCGTTCGCGGCTACGGCAAGGGCTGTGAAACCTGGACCATCGCCCACGAAATCTTCTACGGCTCCCCCGGCGCCGATGACGTCTGGCAGGCGCTCGAAGACCTCATCTTCAACACCGCATTCCCCCACGCCGCTGGAACAACGCTACGGATCCACGCCACGGCGATCGACGTCGGAGGGCACTTCACGCAGGCCGTCTACAATTTCTGTTTCACCCACCGGCAGCGCAACGTATTCGCCGTGCGTGGCGCCAGCGCGCGCGAACGCAGCATCAAGCATGGCGTCAGCAAGGTCGATCTCGACTACCGCGGCCGATTCCGCAAGCGCGGCGTGCTCCTCTGGTACGTCGGCACCAACCTCGCTAAGGACCTGCTTCACTCGCGCACCGCCATGACCACCCCCGGACCAGGCTACATGCACCACTCCGCCGAACTCCCCGAGGAGTGGTTCCTCCAGCTCACCGGAGAAGCCCGCGCCGAGCAGGAAGGACGCAGCGGACACGAAACCCGCTGGACACAACTCCGCAAGCGCGTAGAAGCCTTCGACTGCGCCGTCTATTGCGTCTGGCTCGAGACTCACCTGGAGCTCGCCCGCAAGCCGACCCGATACTGGCAAGCCCTCGCCGAAATCGTCCAACCCGCGAATGGCGACCTCTTCGCGCCGGCTCAGAACACCTCCGCCGAACCGCTACCCGCACCAAGCCCCCTCCGAGCCTCAAGCAGCGCCGGAATCAGCCTGAACGGCTGGAAACGCCCATGAGCGTCGATATCGTCCGCGAACTGATTTCGCGCCTGCTCGCGGCCGTGGCTCGTGAGGGAGCGCTTACCGAGGCGCTGGCGAAGGAAGTTGAACGCACCTTCCGCAACGAATTCGCCGGAGATACCTTTTACATCAAGAAACTGCCTATCGAGATGAGCGGCAAACCCGATGTCGTCCAGGCGCAATATCTGCGCTCCGTTGAGGTGGAAAAAATCGCGCAAGAGAACGGCATCAGCCGCGCCACCTTGTACCGCTACCTCAAACGCCGAGGCGCTGCCCCTCCCTGACGTCTCAATTTTTCCCTAATCCAGGGTGCGCGCTTCCGATAGTCTGCGCAAAACTGGAGATCCCATGGCAGGCATCACCCTCGCTCAGGCGCAAGCCAAACTCGACGCCTATCTCGCCGCCGAAGAAAAAATCCTTCTCGGTCAAAAAGTCGAGATCGATGGCCAGGCGCTCACGCGCGCCAACCTCGAATCCGTCCAGGCTGGCGTCACTCTGTGGAATGAGCGCGTGCGCGCCCTCGATGCTACCAGCACCGGACGTGGGCGTATGCGCACCATTGCGCCGATTGGCTAAGGACTGACGCCATGAAGAAGCCCGTCCTCGCGCAGAGCAACCTCCTCGACAGAGCGATCGCCCTCGTATCCCCCAAACTCGCACTCAAACGCCTGCAGGCACGTGGAGCCCTGGCCATGCTCGGCGGCTACAACGGCGCCAGCTTTGGACGCCCCGGCCTGGCCGGGTGGGCGCCGCGCCCGGGAGATGCCGAGACCGAGACCAACAACGACCTTCCCACCTTGCGCGGCCGCACCCGCGACCTGGCGCGCAACGCCCCTTTGGCCGGTGGCGCCATCAGCACGATCGTCACCAACGTCGTCGGCACCGGGCTGTCCGCACAGCCGCAGCCGGACGCCGAGGCGCTTGGCCTCACGGCCACGACTGCACAGGTATGGGCCGACACAACCCTGCGCGAATTCCGGCTATGGGCAGACAGCGCTGACTGTGACATCACGCGAACGCAAAACTTCTACGGACAGCAATCGCTCGTCTTTCGCTCCGCCATGGATTCCGGAGATGTATTCACGCTGTTGCCCAGCGTCACTCGCTCCGGGAATCCCTACAGTCTGACTTTGCAAATCATCGAGGCGGACCGCATCTGCAACCCGAATTTTGCGATGGACTCCGCCGAGATGGCGGGTGGGATCCGCTTCGATTCCTACGGCGCCCCGCTGGAATACGCCATCTGCCGGAGCCATCCCGGCACGCTCATCCACCGCGGCCAAGGCTTCAAGTGGGATACGGTTCAGGCCTTTGGCAGCATCAGCGGCCGGCGCAACGTCCTGCACCACTTCGACCGCCGTCGGCCCGGCCAAACGCGAGGCGTTCCCATCCTGGCGCCAGTGATCGAACCCCTCAAACAGCTCCAACGCTACACCGATGCCGAGCTGCAAGCCGCCGTGATCAGCGGCATGTTTGCCGTCTTTGTCAAGATGGACCCCGAAGCATTTCAGGAGATGTTCGACCAGGACGGCAAGGCCGCCTACCTGAACAGCGCCATTAGTTGGGACGGAACCATAAACGGAGGCAACCTCGAAGGCCCCGGAAAGGCCGTCAACCTCCTGCCCGGCGAGTCCGTCGAAGCGCCGAATCCAGGGCGGCCCAACGCCCTGTTTGATCCCTTCTGCCAGGCGATCATCCGCCAGATCGGCGTCGGACTCGAGTTGCCCTTTGAAGTCCTCATCAAGCACTTTACCGCCAGTTACAGCGCCGCCCGTGCCGCTCTTCTCGATGCGTGGAAGTTCTTCCGCAGTCGCCGCGACTGGTTGGCCACCTCATTCTGTCAGCCGGTCTATGAGGCCTGGCTCGAAGAAGCCGTCTCCCTTGGCCGCGTTTCCGCCCCCGGGTTTTTCGCCGACCCGGCCATTCGCCGCGCCTGGAGTGCCGCTGTCTGGATTGGCGACGGGCCGGGCAGCATTGATCCCGCCAAGGAGGTCACCGCCGCCGCCGATCGCATCGCCCTGGGCATCAGCACCCGCGCCGCCGAAAGCATCCTGCACGATGGCGTTGACTGGCGCGTCAAACATCGCCAGTTGGTCATCGAGGAAACCGCCCGCAAAGCGGATGGCCTGGATGAGGACGACCCGCATGCGCCAGGCGCTCCAGAGCCTCCAGAAGACCGGGCCGAATCCGACCCGAGGGAGACCTGATGCAAAAGCTATCCCTTACCGTGCGGCGTGGCGCCAAGGCGGATATCCCGATCCGGATCGAGTCGGACCTTCTCGTATTCGTCGCCATCACCGCGATGTCCAGGAGCGCCCCGCTACTCGTCACCGCCCCGTCGCACGGCATGCCCAACGGATGGCGAGCCGCCATCATGAACGCCGGGGGCATGACCGAACTGAACACTCCATGGGACCATCTGCGCGCCACCGATCTGCGCAAGATTGCCCTGGTCGATGCCAACTCATTCCAGTATCCCGACATCAACAGCGCCGCCTGGCGAACCTACACCAACGGGGGCCAGGTCGTCTATTACCAGCCGATCGACCTGTCTGCCTATTCTGCGGCGAGCCTTGACGTTCGCGAGTCTGTCGGAGCGACGTTGCTGGCCAATTACAGCACCGGTACCGGAACGCTCGAACTCGACAACGCCAATTCCGCGCTATGGCTTCGGCTGTCCGACGCGCAATCGAGCGCGCTCGAAGCCGGCACATTCGTCTTCGACATCGAGATCACCCGAGTCGCCGGCGGAACAACCGCGCTTTGCGCCCCTGATTCCGAGTTGCTCGTTTTGCCCGAGGTCACCACCACATGAGCACCGCATTCCCCGCCGCCATCGATGCTCTAACGAACCCATCATCCGGCGATCCGCTTGGCGGCTCCTCCCCTCGAAAGCACAGCGAGCAGCATGCAGACGTAAACGACGCCATCGAGGCGATCGAAGCGCAGATCGGCACGACCGCTGCGCCGGTACTGGCCCGCCTGCCCGGTGTCGCAGGCGGGCAAACGCTCAACGGCGGAACGGCGGCAAGCGAAACGCTGACGCTCGCTTCGACGGCGCATGCCACCAAGGGGAAGATCACCCTCGGGGCAGAGTCAGCCTACGACGAGCTTGCCGCCAGCCTCGGCGTCGGCACCCTCTCGCCGTCTGCCAAGATTCACGGACTGGCAACGACTGAGCAATTGCGGCTTGGGTACGATGTCGCAAACTACCTGAGCGCGACGGTTGCATCGAGTGGAGTGACGACGTTCGCGGCGACAGGTGGCACGATCATCATTCAGGGGACCGCTGCCACCGATGGCCCGACGCTCGGCGGCGAGCTGCTGACTACGGCAGGATGGACGGTGCCGGGCGGCTGGACAGAAAGCCCGGATGACGTTTTTACGCACGCGAACGGAGGAGGCGCCAATGCGCTATCGCACAGCGCGACGATTGCCAATGCCACGAAATACCAGATGTCCTGGACGATCACCGGGCGGACGACGGGCAGCGTCACGCTTGCTGTCGGTGGTCAATCGGTAGCGTCGCAAACCGCTACGGGAACATTCGGGCCGACGACGACGTCGACGGCAGGATTCACCGCAACACCAACGACAGACTTTGATGGGGTCGTTTCGGCCGTCTCGTTGAAGGCAATCACGGCTGTATCGAAACCCGCGCTCAGCGTCAAAAGCAGCGGATCCACGGTGACGGTAGAGTCAAGAGCGACCGCTGATTTCGCCAGCACAGCTTTCGGGGTCGGCGCACTCAGATACCAGACCACGGGATTGTCCAACACTGCGTTTGGCAACCTCGCATTGAGGTCTCTGACGACTGGACAGCTCAACTCGGCGTTTGGAGTCTCCACACTTTCTCTGCTCACAACTGGCCTGCGCAGTTCGGCACTTGGAAATCTTGCTCTCACAATCGTCACCACAGGCAGCGACAACACGGCCGTCGGGTATGGCGCGCTGCTAAACATCGCGACAACCTCCCAAAATGTCGGGATAGGGTATCTTGCAGGGCGGTATCAGGCAGACGGATCAACGGCACTGGCTGCCGCCGCAGCGTCTGTATACATCGGGTCTGCATCAAGAGGCTTTAGCGATGCCGACTATTTCAGCATAGTCATCGGCGCCAACGCCGTCGGCCTGGGCGCAAACACCACCGTTCTCGGAACGATCAACCAGACCACCGCCGCAATGATCTACGGCGCCGGCACGCACAGCTTGATCGACGCCACCACAAACGCCGCCGTCACCGTCGAGACCCTGACCAAGAACGTCACCGGAGCCGGCGTTGGCGCTGCCGGCCTCGGTCCACGCCTCGTCTTCGCCGCCGAATCCAGCACCACCGTCGACACCACGCAGGCGGACGTCACCGCCACCTGGACCGACGCCACGCACGCCTCGCGCAAGACCCGCCTGACGCTTTCCGCCTGGGACTCGGCAGCCGCCCGCGAAGGCGTGCGGATCGAGGCAGACGGCTCGGTAGCCAGAATCGGATTCTTCGGCGCCACCGCCGTCGTCAAGCCAACCGCCCTGACCGCCACGGTCGCCTCTGCCCCGGCAGGCGGCACGGGAACCGCGGCCGGCGGCTGGGACACCGCCGGCAACCGCGATCTGGCCATCGCCACGATCAACAACCTCAAGACCCGCGTCGACCAGCTCGAAAGCAAGCTGCAGGCGCTTGGCCTGCTTACGTAACCGCCTCATCAGGAGCCCGCACCATGAGCAACCGCTCGCAGGACTACATCAGCCTTATCCGCACCGCCAACCGGCAAATTTGGGACGCCCTGAATACCCTGGTCGCCGCCCAGCGCGAATGGAACGCCCTCGACTACGGCACCACACTGCCGGCCGGCGAAGGCGCCCACGAAGGCATCACCAAGACGATGGTCGGCGCCGTCACCTTCGACACCGCCAACGCCCTGGTCACCACGCTCAACGCCGGCCACGCCACCAATATGGCCAAGCTGCTCTAGGTCCCGAGTCGTCTGATAGCCTGTTGGCGTCTCGATGAGCATCGCCTACTACGATTCCCCGTCAGTGAGTTACGACTCGCTGTCCGTCGACTACGACGGGGATCTTTCTCTCGATCCTCTGCGCCTGATTTCGTCCTCGAAATACGTGCGCATCGACACGCCGCGCCCTTTCGCGCGCCTCGAGGAGAGCCGCATTTTTGTCAGGATTCCAACCGCGTGAACCCTCATCAAGGCCGCAATACTTCACGTCTCAATTTTTCCCTAAAACGGCCCGGCAGGATGCCTTAGCCTCTTGCAAAGCCCATCCACAGTGAGTCAATGAAACTTATCGACGTTCTCAGTTCGCCCTGGGCGATCCAACCCGACACGCTGCTCGAAATCCGGAGTATCGCGGAAAGGCACACGGCTGGCGGCAAGGCCGACATTGAGGCACTCGAGACCAAGCTTGGGCGCCCCCTGCAGAACACGCGCGCCGTCACCATGCGCGGCGATATCGCCCTGATCCCCGTCACCGGTCCGGTATTCCGCTATGCGAACCTGTTCACGGACGTCTCCGGCGCCACATCGCTGGCCGTCCTCGCTTCCGACTTCGCCGCCGCAGACAGCAATCCCGCTGTCAGTCAGATCGTGCTGGTCATCGACAGCCCGGGCGGACAAGCCAACGGCATCGCCGAATTCGCCCAACTGATCAACGCCGCCAGCAAGCCGGTCACCGCCTACATCGACAATACCGCCGCCAGCGCCGCCTATTGGATTGCCGCCGCTGCCGATACGATCGTCATGGCCAAGACCGCCATGGTCGGCAGCATCGGCGCCGTCGTCACCATCAGCCCGAGCAGAGCGGACGGCACTGTCGAGATCATCAGCAGCCAATCCCCCAACAAACGTGCAGACGTGAACACCGATGCCGGCCGCGCACAGATTCAAACGCTGATCGATGGCCTGGCGCAAGTCTTCGTCGAAGACATTGCCGCCTATCGCAACGTCAGCGTCGACACGGTGCTGGCCAAGTTCGGCGGGGGCGGAATGAAGCTGGCGACCGAAGCCGTAGCGCTCGGCATGGCTGACAAAGTCGGGACGCTCGAAACGCTGCTTTCTGATCTCTCAAAAACCGCTTCCCCTTCCTCTTTCGGAGTGTCCAAGATGCAAAACGCCACCAACACCAACACCACCAACACCACCGTATTGGCGATCATCGCCGCCCTCACCATCGAATCCCTGCGCGCTGACAACCCAGCGCTGTTTGCGGCCGTCCTCGCCGAAGGCGCCAAGACCGAGCGCGACCGCATCGCTTCCATCGAGGCGCAAGCGCTCCCGGGGCATGAAGCCTTGCTCGCCAGTCTCAAGGCGGACGGCAAGAGCACCGGCGGTGATGCCGCCATGCAGATTCTCGCCGCGGAACGCGCCAAGCTCGCCAGCATGGCCGCCAGCCTGCGCGCCGAAGCCCCAGCGCCTGTCCCGCACGCGTTGACCCCGTCGCACGAAGCCAGCTCAGCGGAGCACGATCAGCCGCTGGAGGTTCGGTGCCGGAATCAGTGGGAGCAAAGCGCCGCGTTGCGCCAGGAGTTCTCCACGCTCGAAACCTACATTTCGTTTGAGCGCGCGCAGGCCGCCGGTCACGCGAAAATCTTCCGCCAATAAGCCACACCCAAACCAAGGATTAAACAATGACCACGCTTGCAGCAGCAAAGCCCCGCACTTTCCAACTGGCCGAGTTTGTCGACATTCCGGCGGTTGCCAACGACATCATCTATGAGGGCGCCGCCGTTGGGGACAGTTCCGGCACGGCTCGCCCGCTTGTGGCAGCAGACGCTTTCCTTGGGTTTGCCGATCGTACCGTCGACAACTCCGCTGGCGCGGCTGGCGCCGTCACCGTGCGCTGCAGACAGCGCGGGAAAATTTCCATTCCCGTTGTTGGCGCCGCGAGCACTGACGACATTGGCGCTACCGTCTATGCCTCGGACGACGACACCTTTACGCTGACCGCCAGCACCAATACGCCCATCGGCAAGGTCGATACGTGGGTGTCCGGAACCACCTGCATCGTCTATTTCGAGGCGCTGGTGGTCCGTTCGCTCTGAGCGCACGAAACCACATTCACCACACATCAGGAGCCTAATCCATGGGTGCATCAACTCTCTCGAGCCGGTCGATTATCGGCACTTTTTACAACACGCTTGATCAGGACCTGGGCGGCTTGTGGGTTCCCGCGATCAGCAACTTTTTCCCCTCTACCCAGGAATCGGAAACCTACAAGTGGCTCGGCATGTCGCCCCAACTGCGCGAATGGGTCGGTGGCCGGCAAGCCAAGG